TCTTGGGGCTGCCATCGGTGGTACCTTACTCTCCGGCCACCTACGCAACCAGGCTCTATTAAACTTAGGTATGCATGGTTCTATGAGAGATATGGGATTTCAGCAAAAAGTAGGTACGTGGGGGAGGGGTGCCTCTTACACCAAAACAAGAATGGTTGCCGGAGACGTAATCCACGTAGACAGAGCAGGTAAGGCCGCGTTTTCGGGTCAAGGTCGAACCGTGGTGGGAGCAGAAGCCTCCAAGCTAGCAGCCAGCGAGGCTGGCGGCGGCATGAAACCCAAGCAAATGACAGCACAGGTAGGGAAAGATTTAGCAGAAGCTCGTAAGGCAGGGGGCGTCAAAGCAGAGCGCAGAGCAGCTCGGGCAATAGCAGGTGAAGGAGGAAGGCGCTCCGCTGCTGCAACATTAAACACACTTAAGACAGCTAAAAGAATTAAAACTTTTGCAAGGATAGCAACTTGGGCTCCATTAGCCTACATGGCATTCGACTTAGTAAGCTCACTTTCTGACATGCCAGCCCCAAACGCTCAGGCAATTCCCAGGAAGAGCGGAGCACTTTCGGGAACATTTGTAGACACTGGTTTAGCGTATACTCAACGTCGCAGAGCCTTAGAGGCGATGAGCGGATCTCAGTACGCTGGAAGATCCGCACTAGGTAACGAGGCTTCATTAATGCATAGATAATGGCACAAAAAAAACCCAACGAAGAAACAAGATACGTTCAGGAAGTGAAGAAAAGAAATAAAAGAAATGGCAAGAGGATCGTGCGGCGTAGAAAGAAAAAAGGTTCGACAAAACAGAATAGAATAAGTAAGAAATATATTGAATGGAGAAAATCGGTTTATGAAAGGGACAACTATACATGTCGACGATGTGGTCGTAAAAACTGCTATCTTAACGCACATCACATTCGTCCATGGTCATTATTTATAGAAGACCGACATCGGATTGACAACGGTGTCACACTGTGTGTTAAATGTCATGAAGCAGTTCATCGTAGTAAACGAAGTAAATTTTTGGATGTAGGACATGGAAGAGGTAAACCCATTCCTCGAAAAAGAGGAAACGGAAGAAATAAGGACGACTAAGGCAGGACGACGAGTCTATGATCTTGGTCAGCCATATGTTCCCGAGCGTGATTACATTGGGCTTGACTATAAGCCTATACATGAATCAGAGGAACATTTCTGTACACAGTGCAAGAATTACTACTGTGATCTCAAGAAGTCAGGTCTAACCAAGAAAGAATTTCCACCTAAATGCGAAGGTGATGTTGCTGAAAATATCAAACGACTCCTTGCATCAGGAGAGATTGACGAAGAAGACGCCGAGTATCTAATCTATAAAGATCCTATTTCTTTTGCTGCGGCAGAGTTCGACTGGGCACCACGTTGGTATCAGAAGGAGATGCTTCGATGTACTGCCCAGAAGAAGGTTATACGAGCCGGACGCCGTGTTGGCAAGTCAGTCGCCATGGCAGTCAAAATCGTACACATGCTTTATACCAGCAAGAATTTTAATATTCTAGTCATTTGTCCATACCAATCCCAGGTCAAGCGTGTTTTTGATATTATCCGCGTTGATCTCATGACTAATTCTGTTGGCTTTAACGAAAGCGTTGTACGCGACAACACATCTGCACCACAGGTAATTGAGTTAGCAAATGGCTCAAGAGTAACGGGGTTCTCCTCTGGAGCTAAGTCGGGCGGTAAGTCTACTCAGATTCGTGGTCAAGATGCTCATGCCATATTTCTAGATGAGATGGACTACCTTAGCGAGGATGATTTTGAGGCTGTCCTCGCTATTCTTGCTTCACACCCTGAATGTATTCTATGGGCCTCGTCCACTCCGACCGGAGCACGCTCTCAGTTCTTTGAATGGTCAACAAGAAAAAACCTTGGATTTAAGGAATTCCACTTTATCTCCTCAGAGTCTCCATCGTGGACCTTAGACACAGAAGAGTTTCTTAGAGAGAGATACTCTGAAGCTGGTTATGCTCGTGAGTTTTTGGCTGAGTTTGGCGAAGAAACTACAGGTGTTTTCAAAAACTCCGACATTAATACTTCATTAGTAGATTATAGCTATAAGAAGTGTCAGTGGATTTCAGGTCTTAAATATATCATGGGTGTTGATTGGAATGAAACCTCAGGCGTACATATTGTAATCGTGCAATTATCTGCTACCCAGGCTGGTATAGAATATAAGATAGTCCAGAAGGTGGTCGTTGAAAGACAAGAGTTTACTCAGCATGTTGCTGTTAATAAAATTATTGATCTTGATTCTTATTGGCATTGTAAGTATATATATGTAGATGCAGGATTTGGTAATACTCAAGTTGAAATGCTAAAGAAGTACGGCATGGAACATCCCCAAACTCGCATGCATCATCGCGTCAAGCCTATTGCAATGCAGTCAAAAGTCGAAGTTAGAGATCCGACCACAGGGGAGAAACTCAAGAAAGACGCTAAACCATTCATGGTTGGCATAGCGGCTCGTCAGGTTGAGATGGGTCGTTGTATTTTTCCTAAGTCAGAAGACACAAATGTTAGTTTAAATGATGTGTCTGAATCAATGCAGGTGGGTCTTGTTCAGCAAATGCGTAACTTCAAGGTTGAAAAACTATCTAAGTTTGGCATGCCTACTTACTCGCAAGGTTTCGAGCATACACTAACAGCGTGGATGTTAGCAATCCTTGGATTTTTTATGGAATACAGTGATATTAATAGAATTAATTCAGATCTATTTGTTCACTTTGTGGGTAGGATGGGTGATGGGCCAAATGGAGAGCGCAGACGAGATCCCTCAGCAGAGAAGGCATCAGCGTTGCAGGAAAAGAAAGACCTCAAGAAAAAATTCTTGCCTACCGAGAGAGGTATGTCCCCTAATACTGTTTTTAAACTAAGTCAGTCTAATTCTACGCAATCAATCCTAGAGAGAGATCGACGTATCCGTAAGATGGATAGAAACTCAACGAGGAAGGCCGGTTTCATAAAACCTCCTAGGCGGATTGGCCGGAAGACTTTCTAATGTCCACAAATATACCAGAGCAGCTAGACTTTTCGATCCGTCGTAAAAGAATACTTGAGCCATCTTCGTTTGTGCGCCCACATACGCTAGAAGATCCTCAGGAGATAGAAAAGTTCCAGCAGAGACTGCTTGACAGCACATACCAAGCATATCAGCGTGCTTCTGATAAGGCTAACATTATCATGAAGTATGCTGCACGGGTAGCTAGAAAATATAAGATCCCGCTGAGAGAAGAGTCAGCAGAGATACGTCAAGCTGTACTTAGACAAGATCCAGATAGCAAGGGTTCCTACATCTCTTTTGATCTGTTCCTTCGGATGACAGACATCGTCGAAGGAATGGCTTCTAGGGTTACATACGACATCATCGACAATAGGGTTATTGCAGACCCTAATGCAAACGAGAGGATTATTCGAAAACAGTTAGATTCCAGATTTGATGACGACGAAGATGGAATGTTAGCTTTACTATTAGTCGGTGGTCAGCTTCTCACTCTTTATCTAATCCATGTTGTAACTGGTATGTGGCGGTCAGCGGAAAAACCTCAAGCTGCCGTCAAGACTGCAGGTCCACTCCCATGCGAGAACGCGTCTCCTTTTGTAGAAGCGATAAAAGAGGCTGCTATTGGCATGGCCACTTCGGCAGTTATATTGGGTGTTAATCAGGCTCTAGCCTTTTTATTCATGGGGTCAGAGGGTACGACAGATTATGATCCATCTGAGATCAGAGACGGGGCAATCGGTAAAGCAAAGCAAACAACTCTACCGCCCATCCTTGGTCGCATCAAAAAGATCATGGGACTTGATGACCATAAGATCATTCTTGACCATTCTATAAAATACATTGCAGAGACTGATGAGCGAGGATATGAATTTTGGTGGGCATATTTTGTTTCTAGACGAACAAGATATACGTCAAACAGAGCGCTCAATTCTGCTCCTATGTTCTCGAAAAAACATCACGCCAAACAGAACTACTCAGTAGATACAGCCATTGTAGATCCCAACAGTGTTCAAGAAATAGAACGCCCAGAATTTGTAGGAGCTTCAGGACCTCAGGGTTTTTTAGAAAACCTGGCTGCAGGTTTACAAGACTCACTCAACGCATCAATAGTAAGACCAACCGATGAGTTTCTTTGTGCAAACGATTATGAGGCAGTCGGATTTGAAAAGGGCCTGAATGCATTAGCACAGATTATAGACAGCAAATTAGCGCGAGATGTTTTGTGTTGTCTAATTCGATTTTTAGGTAATATAGATGTAGAGATCCTAAAAAAGATTCGTGCTGTTATTGGTATATTTTTAAATGCTCAAATAATTCATTTAGCAGGTACACTAGGAAACTTCATTGCCTATCTATTGAGCTGGGTACGCGACACGGTAATACGTTTAATAATGGAGTTAGTCCAAGCAATTCTTGATAAGATTTATGATCTTCTCGCTAAATTCTTGGTTGATATTAGTGCCGACTTAGGAATTCTTGAAGTTTGTCCGCTTATATTACAGTTGATCCAAGCAGTTCTAGATGCTTTAGATCTTATCTTCAGAGATATTGAAGAGGTTATTAAAAACTATGTAACGGCTCTGCAGCTCAACCTTTTTGTACAGTTTGGGCTAGCCGACCTTCAGGGCGAGTACGGAGGGCACGGCGGGCTGATTAAAATTCACAAGAAACGTAGCCTACGTAGGTTATTAGTGATAATAGACGGTATAATTGAGGTGCTGGAGAGTGTATCAATTCTATGTGACGTAGAAGAGCGTGATAATCTTGAGAAACAGGGCTTACACACGGTAACATTTGATGAGATCCTTGATAGTCCTGAGATTACCGACGTAGAAGAGTATCTAGATATTCCTCAAGAGATAAAGGAAACATACTTCGCCGATGCATACGAAATTAGACTTGGTGATGGCGATGTTTTGCCAGACTATCAAATTGGAGAAGTACGCCTAGAGGCATTCGGTGACTCTTCCGGAACATTAGAATGCAAGAGAGACCTCTCCGATGACGTTATACGTCAGGCTGTTCAAAAATATAAGGATCGAGTTTAACTATGAAAGCTACAGAATGGCTCACTAGCGGAGAGGACTCCCCAAAGGGAGATGACGAACCTCAGGTCACGGTCCGTACTGGTATCCCCTCAGACCCAAGTTTTGTGGACTCAAGAGAGTTATTGCAACATCTAGAGGACATTAAGGCTGCAATGGGAACTGTGAAAACTGCCACCGAAAGAGAGATCGTTATTAGTTCTCGGCGCCCTCAGAGTGCTGTATTATCCTATGGAGCTAGTCAGCTCTTAGCAGGAAGATCAGGCCCGTTCCGTCCACCATTACATGACTATGGTGAAATCGCGCGAGCTGTAGACACAGAGTCTTTCTTGGCACGATCGATACAGAAACATAGAGAATATATCCTAAAAGAAGGCTGGAAAGTTACCGGAAGTAACCCAGAAACTCTAGACTATGTACGTCAGCGTCTTTTTCTACTTGGACTGTCAACTGGAATAACGCCATCTGAATGGATTCGTGAGCTCGTTACAAATCTAGTTACTTATTCGACCGCTCTTATAGTATTTAAACGGGATAAAACAAAAAGCATCGGTAGATCGATTAGACTGCATGGAAAGAAACTTGAGCCCATTGCTGGAGTATTCCCGATGGATTCAGTTTCTGTAAAGGTAAAGCAAAATCTTTCAGGTCGTCCAATCCAGTGGCGCCAAGAAATAGACGGGAAGACGCGTACCTTTCATGCAGACGACGTTATGCACATAACGATCGATCGTAAATCCGGATTTGTTTTTGGAACTCCTTACTCTGTAACCGTACTCGATGACATTAGGGCTCTAAGACGACTAGAAGAGTTAGTTGAGATGGTGGCACACAAACACCTGTTCCCCCTGTTTCACGTAAAGATAGGTACTGAAAATGCTCCTGCTCAGGACATTGAGACTCCTGCGGGCACACTAGTCTCCGAGGTTGATGTTGCTCGAAATCAGATAGAAGACATGCCTTGTGAAGGTGGACTTGTAACTTCAGAGCGTTATGATATTGAACTACTGGGTGCCGAGGGTAAGGTGTTAGACCTCACGCCCTATATTGAACACTTCAAAGAGAGAGTTATGTCTGGTCTCCGCTTGTCACCTCTTGATCTTGGCCAAGCAGATTCTGGCAATAAAGCCACTGCGCAGGTCGTAAATAGAAATCTTGTGGACGCCGTTAAGGACTTCCAGCGAGTTATTTCTGATCAAGTTACATTCCAATTATTGGATACTCTCCTTCTGGAGGGTGGGTTCGACCTTACAGAAGAGAATAGAGTTGTCTTTACTTTTCCAAGCGTAGATCGCGAAGAAGAGAGAGCGCAGCAAGCTCATGCTTTGACGCTTTTTCAGACGAACGCGATTACTAGCGAGGAATTACGCCGTGACTATATGCATAGAGAAGGTTTTACTTCTGGACAAGAAAGTGATACCTTCTTTGAGAGGTACAAGAGACCCGAACTTGACATGCAGATCACTCTAGCTGAAGCTTCTCTTCAGCATAGCACCTCCGGAAGTTCTTCCAGTGCAACGACTAAGGGCGATTCTAAGACCGAGCGGGTCAACACAGTTAAGGCACGGCCCACCAACCAGTTTGGAACCTCTCCGACTAAACCAACGTTCCCAGCTAATGATGTAATCGAAAAAGTCATACGAGAATGGAATGTTGCTGCATCGGAAGTTATAGACAATATTCCGTACGAAGATGTTATTAGATATTGGGCAGCAAAGTCCAAATCGTTAGTTAGAATGGAAATGTTAAAGGAATTTAAAAAAGGTGTAGAGGAAGTTAACGCACTAAACAAAGACACGGTTAACGTCCCTATTTCGGTCGCTCAGGTATATATCGATAAAACAATGCCTGATGCCTTGCAAAAGAGTGTTAAGTCAACTATAATTATGGACAGAAATCTAGACAAGGACCCAACTTTGGTAAGATCGTCATTTGACGTAGCAGCTATCACACTATACCAAACTTTAGATAAGCTCCTACGGTCTGCAAAATATTTTGGTTTTATAAAAGCCGCAAGAGAAACGGGCGATTGCATGATCAATGGACACGACGAGATCGGTACACTAACTGAACAGGTTAATATAGCAGCGCCGAATATTATGGCTAGATTAGTAAACTGCTATAGTATTAACATTGCAGAGGTAAGACCACATAATGATACGTAAAAGATCACTAACTTTTAAAGATCAATTAAAACTAACCGATAGACCAAAGCTTTTTAGTGATACCCCGAACCTAGTTGAAGATATCTTCAGCGCTGGGGGTAATGCAAATCGTGTAGCACTTCGCACTCGTATAAGAGCTACCCATAGCGGATACTTATTAAATTCGCGTGTCTATCCGGGTGTATTTATGGAACGTTCAGTTGGTAGCTGGATCGTTCCGGAACGTGGAGGCTCTGCCTCTTATGACAAACCAGTTATTTTGAATCATGATCAAACAGATGCTACTCAAACTATCGGACGTGTACGCGGAGCCTCTTTCGTTCGCCTTAAGGAAGGGAATGAATTTGCTCATGACTTTAAACGTCCAGCATCCGGACGCGATCATGGTTCTGGCCATATTAACTTAGACGCAGTTATCACTGATCCAGATTCTATTGCTAAAATTTTAGACGGTCGGTATGATACTGTATCTACTGGACAGCGCCCATCTGAAGCGCGCTGCAACATCTGCGGGTTTGATTGGCTTAGCCATGACCCGTGGGACCAAGATTCACAAGAGCCCTGCGACCATCGGCCTGGAAAAATGTATCAGATCGATAAATCAGACATTCCTTGTTACCTAATTACGGGTGACCTGGACTATCGTGAGGTTTCTTATGTAACTGTCCCGGCGCAACCCAATGCCAGGACGCTAAATGCTAACCTGGAGTCACTCCAGACATTTGCCTCAAAAGACTCAGAAGATAGAGAGTTGTTCTTTCATTCGTTTGATGACAGTGGAGGACTCTCCTGTGTCGATCTTTTTGATATGGACGGACACAAACTTAACTTGATTCTTGGAGAGGCTGAGGATGTCTTACCTGACGACGTAACCAGGTTCATGAAAACTGCTGTATTTTTTCCAGATACAAAGGACAATGATATGCCTAAGGACAAGAAATTAACGACCAATGAGGCTGACGATGTTCTTGATTCCTGGATCAGTGACGCATCCAAGCGTACAGCGGAAGCGTCCGGCTCCGAGCAGAAGGACGATGCCGTTACTGAAAAGGATCAGAACAAACCAGTTGAAAATAAAAACGCTAATAACGAAAGTCAGGAATTCACCGATCTTGTGTCCAAGATTAGCTTGGGCGACTTTGACAAGGATAAACTTGCCGAAGGAGAAGATGACGTGACGAACGACGCTCGAGTTAGCGACGAAGCAATCAAGGAGATTATCGATACGGTACGTGCCGAGCGAAACTCCCTGAAAGATGAAAAGACAAGTCTAGAGAATCAGCTCAGCGAAAAGGCCGAGCTAGTGGATACTCTGGCTAGTCAGATTGCTGATTTACGCAAGGGTCAGGTTACCGATGCAGCCCGTACTCTTACGCTGATTAGATCAATCGTTGGGCAGAAGAAAGATGTACTAGATGATAAAGATTCATTTAATACATACGTAGATGAGCTTTCTCAGAGATCAATTGAGTCACTTAGTGATGCAATCTCTGATTCCCTCCCTGAGCTTCAGAGTTCTCTGAAGAACATGCGGAGAAATAATACCCAGGTATTGGGGAAGGTTGATAATCCTACACTCCAGCACAAAGATACCGACCGTGATAACCAGGGTGAAAACGATGGAGAAAGCAAAACAAAAGAACTGATGGATAAAGATGATTACTTGGCACAACTATAGTAATCAAGAAAGCCTAAGGAGATAAACATGGCAACTAATTATCGAGTTCCTCGTGGCTTTGCCGTACGGCACCCTCAGTACCAGGAAGTAATGGAAGGTCAACGTCCTACTCTTAAGGACCTAGTGGCCGCCCCTTACCTCCCTGTGGCGGAGATTGAACCTCGTCATGACGATCCAATCGTGATCCCTGCAGGTACTTGGGTTGGTATAATCGGTGGAGCCTATAGTGGGCAGGCAGATGCTGGTGACTCTGATACTGGTTCGTTAACGGACCTTCAGCGTTACTTGGTACCGGCCGCGTCTAACTATTACACTGTAACTTATACATCTAACGATGTTAGCGATACCTTCGGTACGAATGGTAACGTTATTGATCTTGATGTATGGAATTCCGATGGGTCGAGAACTGGAACTGCAGTAGCAGCTGCCGGTGCCTCTACTGCTTACGTCGGTAAAACCGGCGTTGGTGTAAAGCCAATCGGTATTGTTTACCAGGATGTATACGCATCTTGGCTAGACGATAAATTTGTAAACTATGAGCGTCAGCCTACTGTTTCCGTTCTAACTCGTGACTACGTAGTTCAGCTACCTGTAGTTACTTCGGAAGAACGCGCCATTGAACCTGGTGATCAGGTTATGGTGGACGGTTTTGGTGTGGCGCCTGGTAGTTTAACCTGGAATCCCTCTGTAGGGGGCGAGACTATGCGCGTGGGTCACTTGATCGGCGTAGAAGCTGTTGCTGATGCGCTCACTACTGGAGCCACTGCGGCAACACACCTAGCAGCTCTCGCAAATGCCTTTAAGCTTCAGGAACATGTGGTAGGCCGTTGCCTCCGCAAGGTCCTAGTAGCTGAGTATAGTTCTGCTACAGCCGACAGTACGTTATCAACTAATGTCGCGTTAACAGCCGTTACTCGTAGCAACGTTAGCACCGAATTTGCGGATGCTGGCCGAGTGCAAACAGTCCCCGGACTTTCCCTACAGGGATCCGGTCTAAAGGGCGTACCCTCTTGGGCACGTACTGCGACCGCTGATGCCAATGGTAGATTCTGGTTACTGGAAATCCA